TGTAAGTCACCAATAACACCTAACTTCTTACAGCCTGTGGGAAATGTGAATGTTCCTCTTTTTTGTGTAAGAGAAGATGGTAGTGATACAAAATTATTCATAACTTTAATTTTAAGTTCTTTTTGAAATTTTCTATTAGCCATTTTTTTTCTTGACTTATTTCCTGATTGACCTCTATAATATCTCATTCTATCATAAACAATATCATAAGTTTCAAAGAATGCTTGATTTTCTTGATATATTTTACGGGCTAGAGTTTTAGTAGGAGAATTTGGAAACTTTTCAAGATATTCTAAAATAATTTTAGTATTTGATTTGAAAGAGTTATGAGATTTTTCAGTCATAAGTACATAATAATATAATAAAAAATGCCATATGTTTAGTTTCAAACTTACAAAAAGTGATGGGAAGTTAGTCTATATTAATGAAAACACAAAGATTTCTTATCAATTATTTCTTGATAAACTTCAAGAAGGTCAGGAAGTTGAAGTGTTTATGGGACTTACTTCAGACACAGGTAGTTTAGCACAATTAGCTAAAGTACATGCCTGTATTAGAGAATTAGCCAAAGAGTCTGGCTATACATTTGAAGAAATGAAATTTATAGTTAAAAAACATTCTGGACTCTGCTATGATGCAGGAGATGCAGAATATTGTAAGTCTTTTAAAGACTGTAGTAAAGATGAATTAGCAATGGCAATAGAATCTGCTATTGAACTTGGTAGAGATTTAAATCTTAACCTTGCTTAGGTTCAACATAACCTGGATCACCTGGTTCAAGAATTTCTTTTTCAGTATAATAATTAGGATTTTCTTGAACTTGTTTTTCTATTTCTGAAATTAATAATGTGATAGTATAAAACGCTCTTTCAAAGTTTCCAAGATCTTTATATTCTTTTGTAAGAATGTGTTGGACACTTTCTTCAGGGCTTTTATTATCTATTAGATGCTTGAAAATTGTATATAAAGAGTCTTTTGACATTAGATAAAAGTTTTTGTTGACTTTTATATCAATTACTGCATCATCTTTAATTTCTTTTACTTTAACTGGCATGTTTAATTATTTTAACAAATATAAAAAATTATGATGATAGATGAATATAAACAAAAAATATTTGAAAAATTAGAACCAAGTGGTTGGGGAAAAGTTTTTAAATCTTATATATTTAGTTCTGAATTTACAGATATACTGAATACATTATATACTATGAGTGTTCAAGACAAAAGATTTACACCAGCACTTAAAGATGCATTTAGATCATTTGAAGAATGCCCCTATGATGAACTAAAATTAGTTATTGTTGGTCAAGACCCTTATCCACATCTTGGGCAAGCTGATGGTATAGCATTTAGCTGTAGTAAAACAGGTAAATTACAACCAAGTCTGAGATATATTTTTGATGAAATAAATAGAACTATATATGGTGATAATCAGCTATGTACAGATGTTGACTTAAAGCGTTGGTCTAACCAAGGAATACTATTACTTAATACAGCTCTTACAACTGAAATAGGTAAAATTGGTCAACATTATGATTTATGGCAAGGATTTACTAGTTATTTATTTGACTATCTTAATCATAATAATAAAGAACTTGTATATATTTACATGGGTAAAAAAGCTCAAGAATGGGCAGACTATGTAAGTGATGATAACCATAAAATATTTACAAGTCATCCTGCAAGTGCAGCTTATAACAAACAAAAAGAATGGAACTCAGATAATGCTTTTCTAAAAGCACAACATCTAGTTGCAGAAAGTACAGGATATATAATTAATTGGTAGTATGGAAGATATATTTTTAAAGTTAATCCGGGAGCATATAACTCCAAATAGTTATTATATTTTATATTGTGTAAAGAATAGTATAATTCCTTGTTCTTATGTAAACAAGGAGCTAGAAGTTAAAAGATTAATTTCTGATGGATGGTTAAATGAAGACTTGACATTAACAGATAAAAGTATTATCTTTACTACTGAGATTGACGGATACTTTAAGAAGTCAAAGAAGAAAACATCTAAAACTTTATTGGGAGATAACTTTGAGGACAATGTGAAGAAATATTCAGAAACATTTCCAAGTATAAAGCTTGCCAGTGGTAAGTATGCAAGATCTAATCCTAAAAACTTAGAGAATGCATTTAGATGGTTCTTTGAAACTTATGATTACAGTTGGGATACAGTTTTGTTAGCAGTTAAAAAATATGTTTTAGAATACAGAGAGATTAATTATCAGTACATGAGAACATCTCAATATTTTATTAGAAAACAAAGCACTGACAAAACATGGGACTCAGACTTGGCTGATTATTGTGAAATGATTTTAAACAAACCAGATGATGAAGTAATATTTATAAAGGAGAGATTATTTTGATAATAGTAAATTTAAAAAAACTGTTTATTGCTTTATTAGGAAGTATATGTTTATACTTAATAATTAGCAATTATGTAGTAGAAATGGGAGTGCTTCAATATATAATTATTGAAATACTTATCACAGCTGCTCACTTTTTATATGAGCAAATTAAACCTCATACAGAAGTCTAATCAATAATATATGTATAATAATGCTAGCCCTTTAAAGGCAGTGAGTGAAAGAGATGCTCTTAAAAAAGCTCTCTATAAAATGAAAGCTAGACACAATGGTCAACTAAAATCATTGAAGACAGCTTGGGTGAATTTTAATAATGCTTTTTGTGATGGTTTAGAATGGAGAACTATTACTGTTGTTGGTGCAAGACCAGGAACTGGTAAGACTTTATTTATGGAGCAATTGGTTAATGATGTCATTAAGATGAATCCTGACCAAAGTTTCAGAGTATTAAAGTTTCAGTTTGAGATGCTAGATGAGACAAATGGTATTAGAAAATTGTCTATGAATGTTGGTTCTGATTATAACACTCTGATGAGTAAGGAAAAACCTGTGGACAAAAGTATTTTTCAAAGGTGTGTTCAGTTTTATGAAAGTACAGAAAAATATGATGTAGTAGATGTGGTGTATGATCCATGTACAGTGGATGAGATGTGTGCTACTATTCATGCTTATATGGAGAAGCATAAGACAGAAAATGGTCATACTAATACTTTAGTTACTATAGATCACTCAGCTTTATTTAAGATTGGTAAGGGGCAGAAGGATAAGTTTGAGATGTTAAATAGTTTAGGTGAGGCTCTTACAGAAATGAAGAAAAAATTTCCTGTGGCATTCTTAGTTCTTAGTCAGTTAAACAGAAATGTTGAAACTGTAGAAAGAGCAAAAGATGGTACATATGGAAATTATATTCTTGACTCTGATTTATATGGTTCTGATGCTTTATTACAACATGCTGATGTAGTGCTTGGTATTAATAGACCATTCAACAGAAGAATTAAATTCTATGGTCCAGAAAAGTATATCATTAATGACCCTGATCTTTTGGTATTTCACATACTAAAATCAAGAAATGGTTTTATGGGTATGAACTTTTATAGATTGGACAGTACAGTAATGAGAATTGTTGAAGTTGATCCACCACCTACATCATCACATTAATTTTAAAAATATGTATAACAGAAAAGACAAAGAAAAAGAGTTGATGGAATATCACTCTGGTTATCTAGAGAAAGTGAATTCTAGTTACCAATTTACTGCAAAAACTGCTTTTTATAGCAAAGGTAAATATGGAAGACAGATTCAGTTATTTGAAAATGAGCTAAATAAGGGTTCTGATATTTATATAGAGTTTGTAGATTTTGAGCGAGATAGTAGAGGTGTAGAAACAAACATGGTTCCTATGTTCTGGGAAAGACCACTATTTAAATACAGATACAATCCTTATTTTAAGGAGGAGTATGAAGTTAAAGTTTCTACAAATTCAAGAGGAGAAGAATACTCTGCTTATATTATACCTACCTCAGAGTTGGTATGTGTAAACAAAGGTTCTGAAGAAATTCCTTATAATGAGTATGAGAAGAACAGAACTACTGAGCCAGTAGAGCAAAAGAAGTTAAGTGTTTTTCCAGACTTTGAAGAGGAGTTTATTCCAAAACTTAAAGATGTAGAGAGTTCAGATGATGTATCTACTATTTTATTGGAGATTGCAGCTGGATTTCAGAAACTTGCAGTAGCGTTAAAAAACAAATAACATGAGTATAGTACTTCCAACTAAAAAAGTAAAGGCTGATAGAGTTAATCCTAAAAGATTAATTATCTATTCTAAGCCAAAAACTGGTAAAACAACTGCATTTGCAGGACTTGATGGTAATCTTATCATTGACTTAGAAAATGGTGCTGGTTATGTTGAGGCCATGAAAGTTACAGCAAATAATCTTCAAGAGCTAAAAGAAATCGGTAAAGCCATTAAAGAAGCAGGCTATCCATATAAGTATGTTACTATTGATACTGTAACGGCTTTAGAAGATATGGTCATGCCACTTGCAATTAATTTATATCAGAAAACACCAATGGGTAAGAATTATTCTGGAGACAGCATTCTTACATTACCAAATGGTGCAGGATATTTATATGTAAGGCAAGCTTTTTTTCAAGTTTTAGATTTTATTGATACTTTTGCTCCCCACATTATTCTGTCTGGTCATATTAAAGACAAACAGGTGGATGATAAAGGTGAGATGGTTATGTCAGCAAATATTGATTTGACAGGCAAAATAAAATCTCTAATTTGTGCTAATGCAGATGCTATTGGTTATATGCATAGAAAAGGTAATCAGACTATTTTGTCTTTTAAGACAAATGAGGAGACTACTTGCGGTGCAAGACCAGAGCATTTAAGAAATGAGGAGATATTAATTTCTGAAATGGTAGATGGTAAGTTAATAACTTACTGGGATAAAGTGTATAAATAATAAATAATAACAAAAATGGGACTAAGTACAAAAGATCTAGTAAATGAGAACAATGGTGGTGGAATGGCAAAAACTATTGCACCGGGTAATCACAGATTAAAAATTAACAGCATTGTGTTGGAAGACTTTCAATTTATTGATGGTGCAAAACACTTAATATTAAATGTTGAGACAGAACCAATTGAGGGGTTTGAAGGTTTTCTGATTGATAAAGATGATGAAAGCAAAGGTAAATATACAGGTCAAATTGGTCGGGTAAAAGCTAGTCAATATGCATATGCTGATGGACAAACTAAGTCTGGAATTAAAATTCAAAGAGATAGATCTTTGATGATGTTCTTGGCTAACTTGTCTAAGGCTACAGGTATAATGAAATGGTTTGAGGAGCAAGATAATAAATTTAACACTATTGAAGATTTTGTAAGAAACTTCAGTGACAATGCTCCACTTAAAGATAAATATCTAGATTTCTGTATTGCTGGTAAAGAATATGAGAATAAGTCTGGCTATACTGCATATGATATGTGGTTACCTAAAGCAGAAAATAATAAGTATGCTTATGGTGAAGAGGGCTCAGAAAGAATTCTTAAATATGATGAAAGCAAACATCTTAAGAAACTTGAGATAAAGCCAGTAGATAATTTTGGAGATGATGATGATGATTTTGCACCATCCAAAAGATCTTCTTCTGATTTTAATCTAGATTAACAACTCCTACATAATGGGGAGTTAGTCTAGCTCCCCTTATGTACTAAACTGGGTTGCTATGATTTCTACAAAGAACTTAATATATGATTTAGCTGATGTCCCAAGAGAATGGGTCTTTGAGCATTATCTAAACCTTACAGAAAAACTTACAGGCCAAGATATTAAAATGAAGTCAGTGTTTAATACACGGGAGAAAACTCCTTCTATGTGTATTTATATTGACAGAAATAATATCTATAAGTTTAAGGATTTTTCTTCAGGTATTGGTGGTGATGCAATAAGCCTTGTCCAAAATCTATTTAATTTATCCACTAGAGGTTCCGCAAGTTATAAGATTATTGAAGACTATAACCAGCATGTTCTAAACAACGGTTATAATCCTATTAAATCTTACAAACAACATAGTAAGTTTAAAGTTACTGACTATGAAATGCGGCACTGGAATACTCTTGACCAAAAATATTGGATGGGATTTCACATTGGTTCTAGATTATTATCTAGATACAATGTTGTTCCACTAGAATATTATGTGATGACAAAGACAGATGAAAATGATGTTGTGTCAAGTATAACTATCAAGGGTAACTATATCTATGGGTATTTTAGAGAAGATGGGACACTCTATAAGATTTATCAGCCAAAGGTTAAAGAAAGTAAATTTATCAAGGTAAGAGATTATATACAAGGTACAGAACAATTAGTATTTGATAAACCTTATTTGATAATTACATCTTCCCTTAAAGATCTGATGGCATATCAGAAACTAAAGATTAGTAATTCAGAAGCAATTGCACCAGACAGTGAGAATACTATGATACCCGAGAACATAATGAATAGCATTAGTTCTAAATATCAAAAAGTATGTGTGTTGTTTGATAATGATGAGGCTGGTATAAAAGCTGCTGAGAAGTACAAGTCTAAATATGGTTTTGATTATGTTATTCTTGATCTTGAGAAGGATTTATCAGATTCTATTAAAACACATGGTGTAGATAAAGTAAGAGATAATCTTTTGCCATTATTAAAACAAACATTATTATGAGTTGGATATATCAAGGTAAAGAGTTTGATGACAAACAAATTCCAGATGGAGCAGTAGGCTTTGTTTATATAATGTCTGCTATTATAGATGGAAAATCAGTTTTATATGTAGGTAAGAAAAACTTCTTTGCTAATGTCAAAAGACCTCTTGGCAAAAAAGCTCTGGCTATGTCTACAGATAAAAGATTAAAAAAGTACAAAAGAGAACTGAAACCTGACTTTATGAATTATTACAGTAGTAATAAGATTCTTAAAGATGCTCACAAATCAGGAGTACCTATCAAAAGAGAAATTCTTAGGATATGTTATTCTCAGATGGAGCTTACTTATCAGGAGACCAAACATCAGTTTATCTATGAAGTACTTGAGAAAGAAGAATTCCTAAATGGTAATATTTTAGGTAGGTTTTACAAATTCAAATAATTATGACAGAACAAGAATTAATGCAAACCTTGATCCAACTAGCGGATCTGGGAGTTACTGGTATTAGAATAAATTATGAAGGTGGAGGAGATAGTGGTTGTATAGAAGATATAATGTATACAGACAAAGAAGGTGTTTCACTTGAAGAACTTCAAGATTTACCTTGGGGCTCTAAAAACCTAAGAGAATTAAATAATGAACTTGCAAACAACATAGAAAACTTTACTACAGATACAATTCTTGATACCATAGAAGATTGGTGGAATGATGAAGGTGGTAGTGGTACATTGGCTATACTAGTTCCTTCCGGGGAGTATAATGTAGAAAACAATATCAGAAGAGTTGAGTATGATGAGTTTTTTCATGAAGGTAATTTATTTAGAAAAACAGAAGACTAATGAATAGTTGGAGATTTAACAGTATTAGCCAGTATCTTTTAAGAAATGCAATAATTAAATATTTTAAATTAGAACC